ACTGTTTTATCTTCTTCAGTGTACAGAGAATCTGCATGCGCTTTTGCAGTAGCTGCACCATAGGATCCTACAACCTTATCACCATTAAACGAATAAGATATATTAGTATTAATATACCATTTATCATCTTTTTTATTTGTATTGTCTATTTCAACTTCGTATACGCCTATCGATTCTCTTTCATCTTTAGACCACAAACCAAAAATTGTTCTTGGATATTGAATATCTCCGATAGTAAAGCCTCTATTACCATTAAGATATCTTGTAATTTTTCCTGATTCTACTAATGCAAACATATTATGATAATGTTAAATTTTGATTTCTACCAACTTCTAACCATTTGGATCCGTTGTATCTGAAAACAAAAACATCTCCTTTCGCTGCCGTTGTTGTTAACGTTGGTGCAGTATCATCTTTAAATTCATAAACAGCATTAAAACTTAAAGTTCTTGAACCTGTACCATCTTGTATAACAAGAATAGATATAAATTGTCCAGTCGAGCTATTAGTAGGGGCAGCTAATGTTCTATTACCACCCAAAGTTAATTTACATACATCTTGTGTAGACGCATCCCAAGTAACTGTAGATCCATCCGTAAGTGTTGATTCTGAATAATTTAATTTAGCAGACGTAATTAGATCGTCTGCTATATCTCCAGCTGTCAACGCTTTTAATGCAGGCTGCTGACCGATGTACGACATATTACGTTATCTCCATTATTGACAATGTTCCTGAAAGTTTATCAGCAACAGAACAATCTATTTTAATTTCATCTGTGGCCTCTAATACAACTTTACCACCAGATAATAATTCTAGTGAACTACCTGCTGGTATGGAAACATCTTTGACTAAAAATGAAGTGCCATTAGCAACATCATTTGCACCTCCTCTGTTACCTGTATCACTAACTAATTCTACTTCTGCAGTTACTGCGGAGCTGTGAATGTTAGTAAGTATTAAACCTAGTACAACTGTCGTCGTGCTAGATGCTACAGTATACATTTTGTAAGGTGTGCCTGCAGAATTAGGCTCTGCTGCAAAAGTCACCACTTTGAAAGTATTTGCCATTTATATCCTCCTATTGCTTTATAACCTAACCTAACGCAATTGCAAGAGCTGTCGGATCATCCGTGCTAAATCCTGCGCTTGATAAGTATGTTTTAACATCTGTTAACGCCACTTGTTTCATGGTGCCAGCGTCATTTGTTACAAGTCTATCAGCATCCACTAAAGTTGTAGAGGTTGCTGATGTACCACCATCCATTATATTTAATTCTGTAGCTGTAGAAGTCACGCCATCCAAAATATTAAGCTCTGCTGCTGTTGATGTAACACCATCCAAGATATTAAGTTCCGCAGCAGTTGCAGTAACTCCGTCTAAAATATTAAGCTCTGCCGCAGTAGATGTTACCCCATCTAATATATTTAATTCAGCAGTTGTTGAAGTTACACCATCTAATAAATTTATTTCTGTTGCTGTTGCAGTCACAGCCACATCTTCATTTATTTTTGGTGAAGTTAGTGTTTTATTTGTAAAAGTTTGTGTTGCCGCTATACCTGCAACTGTATCTGTAGTGGCTGGTAAAGTTAGTGTAATATTACCAGAAAAAGCTGAGTGAGCAGGTGCTTGTAACTGTGCATAGTGTGCATTTGAAGATTCACAGTAAAATCTAACATAAGATTGTGCACCAGAGTTTTTAATAGATATTGCTCCAGATTGCATATCAATACCATTAGATCCATCGATTCTAACAACTCCAGATCCGTTTGGTGTTAAAGCAATATTACCGTTTGATGTAGATACTAAAGCATTACCATTAACATCTAAATCACCACCTAGTTGTGGTGTAGAGTCCTCCACTACATTTGATATTGCACCTGATGTAGCCAGTCCTGATACAAGTGTCGATCTAGCAATTTTTTTAAGACCACCACCTGAAGTATCAACTGCTAATAATACGTCATCGTTAGCTACTGAAGATATTTCTGATAACGAACCTACAGCTATTGAATTAAAGTTTGTGCCATCTGCAACTAATAAATTACCTGCAGTATTTGTACCCATAGTAATATCATCACCAGCAACTGTAAGATCTCCTGTAATACTTAAATTTCTAAATCCAGATATGTCTTTATTAGAATCTACTATTACCGCTTTTGATGCAGCTACCGTTCCTGCTGTAATACCATCAACTAAATTTAATTCTGCTGCAGTTGCGGTAACTCCGTCTAGGATATTAAGTTCTGCTGCAGTTGAAGTAACTCCATCTAAAATGTTTAACTCTGCGGCTGTTGAAGTTACACCATCTAAAATATTTAATTCTGCTGCAGTTGAAGTAACTGCTGTGCTTCCTAGAGTTAAACCACCATCAGGTATAACAACACTACTTCCTGATAAAGCAGTAAATGTATTTGCTGTAAATCTAAAATCATCTGCTCCAGCAATTGCAATATCTATCTGATCGTCTGTATCTGCTGTGATTGTCGTATCAGCATCAGCATCTAAAGTTAATACCTCACCATTTAAATCATGTGCTCCAACACTTCCACCTGCATCAACTATGTTTGTTCCATCAGAAAAGACTAATCTAGTTCCTTTATCAGATGCACCAAAAGTTATACCAGTTCCTGATGCAGTTTTAAATTGAACAGTAAAAGATCCTGTTGTTCCATTCGCTATGATATAAACTTTTTCAATTGAATCTGGAACAGTTACAATTTGATTACCTGTAATTGTTCCTGTTAATTTTATTACAGCATGTCTTGCAACGGATGTAGATTCTGTTGTATCACCATCTGTAATTGTTAATGTTGTTGTTTGTGCACCACCAGCAATAGATTTTTCTACGTAACCAGCGATTGCTTTTTCTACAATTTGTAAATTAGTATTAGTTTTTGTTCCCCATGTACCGGCGTTTTCGCCAGTTGCCATTAGTTCTATACCAAGATCTGAAAATGTTGATGCCATAATTTAATCCTTAAGGTGTCGGTGATCTGACAGGTATACGAGGTTCTCCATCTGTATAGTCATCTCTTCGTCTTCTACCTATTTGTTCTCCTCCAAATTTTTGTACTTCTTGTTGATATTTCTGTTCATACAATTGCAGCATATCAGCTGGGCCTTTTAAGAAACCATAAGTTTCTGCTAGGCAACAATATAGCAGACCATTTGGAAAATTCATACTAATATAATTAGTGCCATCACCTTCTAGTAATGCTGGCGCTGCGTTGTAATGTATTTTGTATGCAAAAGTTGCGCTTGGTGTTGGTGATACAATTATAGATCCAGAGTTCGATGAACTCTCTCCAGTTGCCCCTGTATCCAACATTGCGTAATATTTTGGTGTTCCAGTGGATGTGGTTGCTGCAATATATTCTTCTAAAAATGTAATATCTCTTTTTTCTAGATATGTATTAGCACCAGTAAAAGTAGATCCAGTTGCCGTATAAACCTGCACTGCTCTAATAAATACAGCTCCTGCTGGTACAAGCACAGTGCCTGTTCCAGATGTAAAATTTCCTGTGGATGTTTTTCTATCTGCATCAATGGGAATATCTCTAAAAATTCTATATTGTGCATTTAAAATAATATTTTCTAAAACACTGTCTGATAAAACAGTTGAACTAACTTCTGTATAGCTTCTAATTTGTGTTTTTAATCCTGATGCACTTAAACCTGCCATATTACACTATCAATGTTGCCGGACCAGCCGAACAATTATTGCCTCCTCCTGATACTCCACCACTTGTAGCAGTATCTGTGTCAACAGTAAAGTGGTAGAAATTTTCTGTATTTTCTATATTGCCACTAGAATCTCTTTTACCAACAGTAATCGAATAACCAGCAGCTTTTGCTAAATTTGAACCTGTGATTCCATCAAAAGTATTAGGATTTTGAAAACCATCTGGGTCTGATGTTGTAAATATTGGACCTCTAAATCTTACGGTATCTCCAGTAGATCTTCCATGACCCACCTCAAAAACATTTATTATACCAGAGCTAGCGGATATAGTTTCAAAAGGATTTGGTCCTAAAAGTATTAAAACATCATTTTCAGTTCTATCAGGTCTTACATCTCGTAAACCTTGTGCATCACCTGATCTAGATCTTAATTCTAATTGTGGGTGTTTAGCTTCATATTCAGATTTGTGAACAAAATGACCATTCCATTCTTTTACCATTTCTTCGTATGGAAAAGCCATTCCTGATCTAT